ACTACTGCAAAGAGTGTCTGACATATAACGGACATCACGAAGGTTGCAGTCACTACACCACCCCACCACAACGCACATGGCAGGGACTGACGAATGAGGATATTTCCGAAGTTGTCAGGGGAACACATAACACAGGAAGTTTTGTTCGAGCCATTGAAGCCAAATTGCGTGAGAAGAATTCTCAGCATAAGGAGAAGAACACATGAAATACGAAGACATAAAAGACTTCTATAAACGCTGTGAAGAACACCCTGACCATCAAAGCGGAATGATTAGCAACTCCATGCTTCAGCAACGGTTGCATGAAGAAATTGACGAACTGCGTGAGTACATTGAACAGCAACTCAAGGAGAAGAACACATGAATGACGAAGAACTGTTGGACTATGTGGAGGCTAAAACAATTGAAGAAATGCTGGATGGCTGTGATATTTGTGACCACCTTGGGGACAAGGTGTACGACACAGGGGCATGGCTTGTTTCTTTCCGAGCCGAAAATATTTGCCGCCTAATTGATATGGCGAGAAAATCCAAACGCACATGGGTAGGGCTGACAAATGAAGAAATTACTCAAGTTATTAAATCAATGCCAAGAGGAATCAAGGGTTGGATGAGTGATTGGGACTTGTATGAATTTTCCAAAGCCTATGAAGCCAAGCTGAAGGAGAAAAACACATGACACAAGAAGAACTTCATAAATTACTTGAATACAACTTAGAGACAGGAGAGTTTTTTTGGAAGATTTCCGTGGCAAAAAAAATCAAACCAGGAAAGAAAGCTGGTCAAGTCTGCAAAATACACGGATATGAAACCATTGGCATTAAAGGAAAAAATTATAAATCTCATCGTTTGGTATGGATGTATGTTTACGGGAAATGGCCTGAAATAGAAATTGACCACATCAATAGAATAAAAACAGACAACAGAATTTGCAATTTGCGTGATGTAACACGCTCAATAAACAATCTCAACAGAGGCACTCTTGTTCGTAAACCATTGAATATGAAAGGAAAAGTATGGACACTCAACAACACAAATAATTTTGTTGCATCATCTAACTAACTGTGCTTATAATCTAATCCCAATCATTTGAAAGGTTCGTGACCATGAAACTGTGTATCAACTGCAAACATCGCCTAGACTCAGAGGTACTACCGCAAGACCCTGAGTACTCCAGATGTGGCTTCCAACGCCCTCTAAGCCCTGTTACAGGCTTTCTAAGAGGCATTCCTGACCTACCCTACTGCTCCTCCGACAGAAGTCGTTCTGGACGCTGTGGTCTTGACGCTACCAACTGGGAAGCGGCTGACCATGTGATGACTCCAGAAGAAGAAGAAGAGATGTTGAAGGAGGCCAAGTATGTCTGACTTCACACCAGAAACCCGTAACTCTGCCATCTGGTCAGGTGACTCTCGCAAGGTAGCCAACGGCAAAGCCAACGAAGTCATCCTGACAAAGATGGGTAAGCTAGACATTCCTGACCTGTCCAACATAGAAGCAGTTCAGATGGGGCATGTGATGGAGCCAGTTATAGGCAGACTCGCACAGGCCAAGCTAGGCGTTGAGTTAACCAAAATTGAGGAGAGTCTCACACATGCCAAACACCCTTGGGTTAAGTCTCATTTTGACTTTGCTGGTAAGCAAGGCGGTAAGACATTCCTTGTTGAAGCTAAGAACTACAGCGCAGCAACTCGCAATAAGTTCGATATTGCGGGGGTCTGTCCTCCAGCAGACATGGCACAGCTTGTCCACGAAGCTGCTGTATTCGGTGTCGATATGGTTTATCTCGCCGTTCTATTCGGTGGTCAGGAATTCCTCCTTATTCCGTTCACCATATCGGATGAGCAAAAGGAAGACCTCATCAAGCAAATGGCAGTCATCTGGGGACATGTCCAAGCACAGACAACCCTTCCTCCAGAAGACTTGGAACAAGTCAAACTTCTCTATCCTGTTTCAACAGAGTCGGTCAAGACAGCTTCAGCATCAGTCGAACAAGCCTGTCTAGCTCTTGCTCAAATCAAAGCCAACATCAAGGCTTTAGAAGCTCAGGAAGAGCAGTATGACACCCTTGTCAGAGGCTACATGCAAGACAAGGACACCCTGACCACCATAGATGGCAAAGTTCTAGCCACGTGGAAGTCAGCAAAGCCAAGCATCAAGTTCGATGCCAAGCTGTTCGAGCAATCCATGCCAGACATTTACAAGCAGTACATGCGTGAGATGCCTGGCAGTAGACGCTTTTTGTTGAAAGGTTAATCATGGCTAGATATGGTCAAACACATGGAATGAGAAACAGCCGAGAGTATGGTATTTGGGACACCATGAGAAAAAGATGTCTTAAACCAAACATGCCAAGCTACAAATACTATGGCGCTAAAGGTGTAACTGTATGCGAAAAATGGATGAAGTTTGAAGGATTCTTTGATGACATGGGACATTCAAACGGATTGTGCTTGGACAGAATCGACAACACAAAAGGATATGAGAAAGAAAATTGTCGATGGGTTACATACAAAGAAAACAACAGAAACAAATCAAACAATGTTTGTGTTGAGGGAAAGACGTTGGCTGAATGGTCAGAGATGACAGGTGTCAGTCAACAGGTATTTTTTTATCGCATGAACAAAATGGGAATGTCACCACTTGCGGCAGTGACCACACCCTTAATGAGAGGCCGCAATAAACTTTTAAAGTGAGGTTCACAATGTTTTTTAGAAACAAAGACTTAGAGAGAAGAGTTGCTGATTTAGAGCAAAGTCTTTTCAGAACGCAAATGGATTTAGAAACCGCTGAAATCCGTTTAAATGGACTTATGAAAGCCTACCCGCATGGCACGACCCGAACAGGTGCGCCACGCCAAAAGCCAGGCAGAAAGCCGATGGTGAAAGCATGAGAAAAAAAATGACACCAGAACAAGCGATAGATGCTTTTCAACGTTATCAAGATGGAGAGAAACTCAAAGATTTGGCGGCAGAGTATGGACTCTCTCAATCACGTTTAGGGCAAATGAGAGACAAGTTTGAGCGGGTCGTAAAGGCTCGTATTGCTTACATGGTTGCGTTGGCCTTGAATTGCGGAAGTAGTATGGAAGACATTACTAAAGCTATTGAATGGGGTTTACATATCTACCAAAGAGAAAAGAAAGAAGAATTTGTAAAGCTTTCAGAAGAATACAACAAGTCTTTGGAGTTTGACAATTTATGAAAGCCTATCCCTTCCTCCACAAACACCCTACCACTGGTAACACCACCATGTCAGATGGGATGGATTTACGAGACTGGTTTGCTGGTCAGGCTTTGCAAGGCATTTTGCCTGATGCATTTCAAGAAGCACCATCAAATTATCCTGAAGGCAAGTTGGCTGACACTTGGTCTGCCATAGCCTACGAAATAGCAGACGCAATGATGAAAGCAAGAAAGGAAGTTCCCAATGAGTAATATTGTTCCGTTTAACGACATGCAAGCGATGGCAGAAGTAGCTGCTGGTAGCAAGATGTTTGGGTTCAAAAACCCACAAGAAGCAATGGCAATCATGCTGTTGTGCCAAGCAGAAAACCTACATCCAGCTATTGCTTTGCGTGATTATCATGTCATTCAAAACCGACCTGCTCTCAAAGCAGATGCCATGCTTGCCAGATTCCAACAGGCTGGCGGTTCTGTTCAATGGAAGGATTACACAGATGAAAAAGTCACGGGAATATTCTCGCACCCGCAGGGCGGCACTCTCGAACTCAGCTGGACTCTACGCCAAGCGAAAGAGATTGGTATTGCCAACAAGGATAATTGGAAGAACTACCCAAGAGCGATGCTACGTGCGAGAGTCATTAGCGAGGGAATACGCTCTGTCTTCCCAGGCTGTGTGGTGGGTGTCTACACCCCTGAAGAGGTACAAGATTTCACGCCTCCCTCATCACCATCAGTTAAACACATGGGTAATGTTGAGAGGGTGGAGGACTTACCACAAGTTGATGAGGTTGAAGTTATTGAGGACGGTGCGTTTGCGCTATTCGTACCCAACTCCGACCAAGCCTACAAACGCTACGCAACCACTGAGGAATGGATAGATGGCTATGCCGAAATGGTTTCCAGAATTATTCAAAGTCAAAAGTTCTCTCTGGCGCAAAAGGAAGACAAGCTCACCGCACTTGCCGAGTGCAACAAGGTTGTTACAGAAAACTTCTCAACAATGGATAAAGTCAAACTCAAAGGCTCAATCGTCCAGTCTGGAGGAACAGTCTCCCCAAAGCCCGACAAGTCCCAACAACCTCCCGATTCGGGACTCAGCGAGCAAACATCTTGATATGTCTGCAAAGCGGGAGAAGCCTGACACCGATGGAGGCATTGAATGAATTCGGTTGTTTCAGGCTTGCAGCACATATCGAAAGTCTTCGTAAAGACGGACACAGAATCTTTACGCACATGGTTAACCAAAATGGCAAGAAGTACGCAAAGTACACACTCTGAAAGGAAAGAAATGTCAACAGGAAATGCACACAAAGAAATGCCTGGTTCAGGCGTGATGTACTGGGAAGAAGAGGAGATGCGTAAGTCTCCCAAAGGGCCAGACTTTAAGGGCTTCATTGTTCTAGAGATGGACTACAAAGCGGGTGAGAAGTTGAAAATAGCAGCTTGGCAAAAGCCAACCAGCCGAGGGCACAGCTTGCTTGCTTTGAAAGAAGATAACTGGAGCAAGAAGAAGAGAGAGGAAGAACGAGCAGACAAAGAGGTTGTGCCATCCTACAACCGCAGACCCGCTCGTAATGACGACCAAGATGTGCCATTTTAGAATGGTATACTTTAGGAATTCCCTTTTAGGAGATTCCTATGAAAGTATGCCGAGAGTGCAATGTTGAACAAACTCTATCTGAGTTTTACAAACACGAAGCGATGGGAGATGGACACCTTAACAAGTGCAAATCTTGCGTCAAAGAAAGAGTAAACAAACATAGAGAAGACAACATTGAAAAAGTAAGGGAGTATGACCGTCAAAGGGCAATGCTTCCTCATCGTGTTCAAGCAAGAAAGGAGTACATGCAAACAGAGCAAGGAAAAGAGTCTAAAAAGAAGAGTTTGGAGAAATACAAAAAAACACATCCAATGACTTATGCAGCGCACGTAATAACTTGCAATGCTATTAGGGATAAAAAACTCAAAAGACCTACCAAATGTTCTGTATGCAATGCTAAAAAAATGATTGAAGCGCACCATGATGACTACACAAAACCTCTTGATGTTCGTTGGTTATGCAATGCTTGTCATAGGGCGTGGCATAAATCTAATGAACCAATCTATGAGTAACTGATGGCAAAAGAATCTCCAACATCTAGAACACTGGAAGTCTTGCGAGAGCAGGGTTACACAGTGGCTATTGTTGAGAAGTGGAATCCACACGCAAGGATTAGACAAGACCTATTTGGTTTTATTGACATCCTTGCAATCAAGAGGGATGAGACATTGGCTGTGCAAGCCACGGCTTCTGGTGTCTCAGAACGAATCAAGAAGATTATGGCTAGTGAACTCTTACCCAAAGTTAGAGAAGCTGGCTGGAAGATTCAAGTATGGGGCTGGCGCAAGTCAGCAAAGACCAACAAATATGTTTTAAGAATTGAGGACATTTCATGAGTGACGCTAAACCATCACCACAACAATTACAGATGAGCCAAGACTCGCTCAACAAGGCCAACAACAGCATGAACTACACCATCAACTTGGTCAACATGTCTTTGCAACAACTGTGGAACATTGCCTACGCTGCTGGCTTTGAAGACGCACAGGAAATTATGAAGACAGACAGGGGTCACCAACAATGAGTCAACAACCACTACCAATCACAAAGGAGCCAATGCAATTCAATATCTCTCGCTCAACAATTTATGGAATAAGAAACAATAAACTTTGGGGTTACATAAATGTCTAAAGCTCATATTTTTGTATGCACACCTATGTATGGTGGCATGACCACAGGCTACTACTGTCAGTCACTGGTCAACATGACAACAGTTATGCGGGGAAACGATATAGACATGAGCTTTAGCTGCATGTTTAACGAGTCCCTCATTCAGCGGGGCAGAAACGCTCTTGCACATGGGTTTCTCAACAAGAAGGAAGCTACCCACCTGATGTTCATTGACGCAGATATTAAGTGGAATCCCGCTGATATTGTGCCCATGATTGAGGCTGACAAAGACATCATCTGTGGTATTTACCCTAAGAAGGAAATCAACTGGCATGGTGTCGAGCAAGCAGTTAAAGAGGGTGTGCCTGTTGACCAACTGAAAACCCGTACAGGTAGCTTGGTGGTTAACCTCAAAGACTATCAGGGCACAGTCACAGTACCAGCACATGAGCCTGTGGAAATATGGAATGGCGGTACAGGCTTCATGCTTATAAAGCGTAGTTGTTTAGAAGACCTTGCTACTAAGATGCCTAGTT